CGTGAAAACTATTCCAAGGCGTTTAAGGGAAAGCCAAAGTCTGATGCGCATAAAGCTGCGATGAGTGAGACACGAACAGGACTAAAGTGGTCTGAAGAGCGGAAAGCATCTCACCACAATGGACAGTCTGGTAGGTGTACGATTGATGGAGTGACAATCTATCCTTCGAAAGCTAGTCTCGCCGCAGAACTTGGTCACGGTAAGATGGGAGCTCGATCCCCCAACTTTAGGTACATTGACGAAGATCGTTATGTACAATCAACTGAACAACGAGAAAAAGCCAGGTCCAGAATGCTGGGTAAGCAACACTCTTGGAAACGGAAACAAAATGTCTGAAAAGCTGCCAACCGCGACGTACATCTTCGTCGATCGCCGCAAGTCGGGCCGCGGTAAGTCCCTTCCTAATCGTCAACGGCTGCTGCGCCGAATCAAAGATGCAATCCGCGATTCGAAGCCAAAGGACATTGACGCTGGCGGTGTGAAGGGCACTCCACATGGAGGTCAAGCAGGTCCTGTCTCCGTGACACGCGACTGTTTGCACGAACCAACCCTGCACTACGACAGCAACACTGGCACCCACGATGTCGTGCTCATTGGTAACGACCAATGGGAACGCGGTGACGAATTTCCAATCGATCAGGACGGTGAAGGCTCTGGAAGCGGATCTGCCGGCCAAGGCGATGACAGCGAAGACGACTTTGTTGTCAACGTGAGTCGTGAGGAGTTCTTCAACGTCTTCTTTGAGGACTGTGAACTTCCTGACCTCCAAGAGACCAACGCCAAGGAACTGCCTGAGACGATGCCCAAGCACGCAGGCTTCCAGAAGGAAGGCAACCCTGCGCAGTTGAGTGTCATTCGTTCGTACAAGAACGCGCTGCCCCGTCGTCGCGCTCTGTCGCACGAAGCACGTGCAGAGCTGGAAGAGCTGGAAGCTGAGTACGAAGAACTGTCAGTGCGTCTGGCCACGCTTGAAAGTGACATTCCTGATCGCGCTGCTCAAGAAGCGAGCCTGCATGAGCGTATGAGCGAGATCGAGCTGCGCATCACCGAGCTGCGTGCCAAGATTTCCAGCGTGCCGTTCTTCGAGAAGCTGGACCTTCGCTACACTAAGAAAGAGAAGGTGCTCGTCAAGTCCGCTGATGCCGTGTTCTGCATGATCATGGACATCTCTGGCTCGATGGACGAGGACAAGAAGCGCATCGCCCGCAAGTTCTTCTCGTTGCAGTACGCCTTCATCAAGAAGAAGTACCCCAATACGGACCTCGTCTTCGTTGCCCACACGGACAAGCCTTACGAGATGTCTGAAGAGGAGTTCTTCACGACCCGCGTCAGCGGTGGTACGACCGTCACGCCAGCGTACGTGTTGATGCATGACATCATCAAGGCGCGGTACGATGCGAACCAGACCAACATCTACCTGTCGCAGGCATCTGACGGCGACAACTGGGATCCTGACAACGCGAACGTCATCCCAGCTCTGGAAGAAAGTGGTCTGTTGTCCAAGCTCCGTCACATGAGCTACGCACACGTGGGCGCTGAAAGCTGGTCGCATGGTCTGTGGACTGCGCTTGAATCCATCTCGAACACCACCAAGAAGCTCTCAATGGTCAAGATCTACGACGACTCCGACGTGTTCGAGGCGTTCCGTAAGATCTACGCCAAGAAGACCATGACAACGTAACCCGTAATTCGGGTTTCACGAAGGGTAGACCTTGAATACGATAGGTCTACCCGTACTCAAAGGATTCACATGAGCAAGCTCGTCATTGACTCACGCACCGACTGGACCCCAGATCTGCTGCAACGCGCATGGGATGAGATCGCCATCATCGCAGAAGAAGAACTCGAACTGATCCCTGGCAAAGACCTCTATCCAAATCAATTCGAGATCGTGAGCGCAGAGCAGATGCTCGACGCTTACTCCAGCATCGGCCTTCCAGTGCACTACAACCACTGGTCATTTGGCAAGGAGTTCTTGCAGAACGCTCGCCAATACGAAAAGGGTCGCATGGGCCTGGCGTACGAAATGGTCATCAACTCCAACCCATGCGTGAACCTCCTGATGGAGGAGAACCTGGCGTACATGCAGGTCATGGTGATGGCTCACGCTGGTGTCGGCCACAATGCCGTGTTCGCCAACAATGCGTACTTCAAGGAATGGACGAGCGCAGGGTCGATCATCGACTACATGTTGTTCGCTCGCGACTACATCCGTTCGTGCGAAGACCGCTACGGCACACGCGAAGTTGAAGAAGTGCTTGATGCCGCCCACTCCATTGCGATGCACGGTATCGACAAGTACAAGCGCAAGCACCGTCCTCGCCTGTCTGAAGAACAGCGTCTGGCGGCGCTGATGGCCGAAGACGATCGTCGTCAGCGCGAATTGGACATCATCCTCAAGCGTACGACCATCGCTGAAGACGACACTGGTGATGTTCCGAACGAGACCTTCGAAGAAGACGAAGAGAACCTGTTGTACTACATCATGAAGAAGTCGCCGAATCTCGCACGTTGGAAGCGTGAGATTCTGCGCATCGTGTACAAGGTGAATCAGTACTTCTCACCTCAAGGTCCGACCAAGACTCTGAACGAAGGGTTCGCAACCTTCAGCCACTACTACATCATGAAGCGGCTGGAAGAAAAGGGCATCATCACGTCTGACGCCTACATCGCGTACCTGCAATCGCACACTGGCGTCGTGTACCAACCAAGCTACAACAGCCGTCACTACAGCGGTCCGAATCCCTACGCCCTGGGCTTTGCGATCTTGCAAGACGTGCAGCGCATCTGTGAAAATCCAACAGCAGAAGACAAGGAGTGGTTTCCCAAGTTGATCGGTAAGAGGTGGCAAGACGCGGTGAAGGAAGCGGCCTTCGAGCATCGCGACGACTCGTTCATTCAACAGTACTTGTCGCCAAAGGTGATCCGCGACTTGCGCCTCTTCACCGTCAACATCCAACACCATGAAGACCCACAGTACGGTCACACTTCCACCGCGGCCAAGGTCTCTGAAATTCATGATGACATTGGGTACGCCAACATCCGCACGGCCCTGGCCCGCTCCAAGGAGCGCATCAACTACTGCCCGCAAATCGTGGTCAAGGGTGCGGATCTTGAAGGTGATCGCACGTTGCGGCTGCGCTACGATCCGTACATGGGTCGTCAACTGGATGAGTTCGATGCCTCTCTGGTGCTCGAACATCTGGATTCGCTGTGGGGCTACAAAGTAGACTTGGAAGTTTAGAACCCGAAGCACTCTTTTTGCTAAATAGGTCTCAACACAGGAGACCTATTTTGGCATCTAACAGAGCAGAAAATCGTAAGTTCCACTTCACGTATAAAGTCACTTGCTCCTATAACGGGCGAGTTTTCTACGGGCTACATTCGGCTGATGAACTTGATGATACCTTCAGCGGTAAAGGATATTCTTTGAGTCATTCTATTCGAGACTATGGATTAGAAGCTCATAAATTAGAGCGCATCAAAATCTATGAATCACGTACCGAAGCAAAGATTGCGTACAATGAACTGAAGGCGATGGAACTTGTCATCCCTCGTAGACCAGAAGATCGTAAGTTTCACTTTGTGTACAAGACGACAAGGTTTGATGGAAAGTACTATATCGGCGTACATTCAACGGATGATCTTGAAGACGGATATATGGGGTCAGGCACATACATTGGGCGTTCACTGAAGAAGCATGGCAGAGATAAGCACGTAACTGAAATCCTTCAGCATTGTGCAAGTAGAGATGGTGCTTTTGATCTTGAATGCAGGCTGGTCACAGAACAGGCCCTTCAAGAACCACTGTGTATGAACACGATCAAAGGCGGAAGACAACATGGCGGCCGCGTGTATGGCGTAACTGAAGAAACCCGGCAGAAAATCTCGGATTCAATGAAGGCACATCACCAGTCGGAAGCTGGATTGCAGACCAAACAACGGCTTTCTGAGTATCACACTGGAAAGAAGCGACCACCTGAAGTAGGCACCAAGATTTCGGCCAGATTCAAAGGGCAGATTCGGCCCGCATTGCCGGAAGAACATCGGAAGAACATCAGCAAGGCACTTGTTGGTAAAGCCAAACCACCTTCAACCGTAGAAAAGATGAAGGCAGCATGCACAGGTCGACGTAAAATCACTCGTACCGATGGAACCTGGTACTGGGGTCGAGTTGACGACCCTAAATAAGGAGATTGAGATGGGCGACCTGTCATACCTTGCCAAACTCTCAGACGAGGATTTCGAACGCGAACGGTGCAAGTTGATTGGCACATTTCTCGACTCGGCCCCTCCTGAGTTGAGGAAGAAGCTGCTCACGACGCAGATGAAGATTGATGAAGTCCGAGACACAAAGTCCCGTGATGAACTCATCCAGTATCTGTGTCGCGAAATGTCCGAGTCTCTGGAGAACCTGTCTGACCAGTTCGTGGCGATTCGTAACACACTGAAGTAACCACGACGTGCCACCCGGTTCTCCCCGGACCGAGGTGGCACAGGACCATTCAGACCAGAACTAAAAATTGAACCGGGGACCGTCTATGCGATCGGGCAGTGCACTAACCAACCATTGGCTCTACTCTCTGGAGCCGCCAGCTATCGGGGCCATCAGTCTTGCGCTAGCTCTCTGGTTGAAATTCACGATCCTACTCTGGGTCGTCCCTCTATTCATCTTCATCATTCTTCCAATCATGGACTACCGGTCAC